GAGCGGGGCGAGGCGGTGCTGCTGGCCGATCTGGCGGGCCCACAACCACTTCACCACCGCCAGATCGGCCAGCAGCACCGCCTCGCCCCGCTCGATGATCGCGAGCACCGCCAGGTCCAGATCCTGGCCCGTCTCCATGCGGAACTGGAACGCATCCAGCCCGGTCACCTTGGACAGGTCCACCTCGTGGGGCGTGCCGTCGATGGTCGCCGTGATCGTGCTCATTCTGCCCCTCCCGGGAAAGCCGCCTTGAGCGCACGGATGTGCGCGTCCACGTACATCAACCCGATCTCGTCGACGTGATCCGCCAGCACGTCGTTCAGCACGTACGGGCCCTCGCCCTTGCGGCCGGCCAGCCACGTGTTCCCCACCCACGGCTGCCCCTGGGGGCGGCCACCGGCGAACCCGGCCGCACGCTGCGGATCCACCGCGCCCCGGTACCAGCCGCCGTACCAGCCGAACCGGCGCTGCTGGCCCCAGAACGCGGCGTTGGCCGCACCCCACCGGCCAGCCTGCGACAGGGCCAGCCGGGCCACCGTCTGCGTCGCCCGAGCTTGGATCGCCCCGGCCATCGCCCGCTGCTGACGGGTACCACCCCTGGCCGCAGCCTGCGCCCACTTCTGCGCCTGCACGGCCACGTCCTTGTTCGCCCGGCGCTGCTCCCGGCCCAAGTCACGCTGAGCGGACTTGAGGCCGGAGAGCAGCTCGTCGAGCCCGTTGGCCGACACGCTCAACAGCGGATCGGCCACCGGTCAGGGCGCGGTGTCGTCGGTCTGGTACTCGATCTTCCAGGCCGGGTCGGTGCCGTTGTCGAGCACCCGGAACGGGATCGGCTGCTCGGGGAGCTGGTCCAGGCCGACCTTCGGGGACGACCCGGTGAGCTGGATCAGCGGGAACGTGAACTTGCAGAAGAAGTCCTGGCCGGTCTCGATCTCCGGGCCGGTGAAGGTGATCACCAGGTCCTCGAGCTCAGTGCCGGCCAACCAGGCGTCCTGCCAGGTGTCGCCGTCGTAGTCGATCGACAGGGTGCCCGTCGGCTCCACCCGGGTGCTCAGGATCGGCTTCTCGCGGCCACCCGAGCAGATCCGCCACCGCTCCATGTCGAGGCCGGTGGGGATGGTGAAGTCGGCCGAGCGGGCGCACTCGCTGTTGCCGTCGATCGACACCACGCAGTCGATGTCCCGGTACACGTGCGGGGCCGTCGGGTACGACGGGGTGACCGATGAGGCAGCGGTGTCGAGCTCCTTGTAGGCGTACGTCGTCTTGAGGACGGGGAGGCCCTTCGGGGACAGCGACAGGTTCAGGTTGTCGACCATGCACCCGAGGTAGTCGTGGTGGTTCGCGGTGCCGCCGGTGTCGTACCGGCCGGCGTGGATCGTGAACGACTTGGACGGGCCCGAGGTCGTCGGGGTGAAGGTGTGCAGCCGGGCGTTCGTCGCGCCACCGGGGGTGGTGGTGGCGATCGTCGAGGCCACGCCCGAGAAGATCAGGCCGAGCGACTTCGCGAGCAGGTCCACGGTCAGCACGTGCTGGCCGCCGCGGGGCACCGCCACCGAGCGGCCCGTCGGGGTCGCGACAGTTGACGGCCGCATCCCGCGGGACTGCATGAACTCCACGTTGGGAGTCACGTCGTCGGTCTGGTTCTCGATGCCTCGGGTCAGGGTGGCGGCCTTGGTTCCCCAGGCCACCAGCTCGTCGCCGATCGTCCAGAAGTTGTCCTGGATACCCATGCGTCAGCCCTCCTGGGCGGGGTCGGTGTCGCCGTCCGCGGGCGCGGGGGCGTCGGCCTTGGGGGCCTTCTTGGCCGGCTGGTCGGCCGGCACGAAGTCGTCGCCGAGCGTGGCGACCAGCTCGGCCGGGAGGTCGAGCACGTCGCCCGGCTTCGGGGCGAAGGGGGCGGCCCCGGAGGGCGTGAACTCGTAGCCGGGCGAACCGGTGTAGCGGACCTTCATGGGGGTCTCCAGTTGGTCAGGCGCCCCGGAGCGGGGCGACGATCTCGATGGTGAACTCGGCGACGGAGAACACGGGCTCGTGCGGGTTCCCACGGCCGCCGGAGGGGCCGTCCAGCTCGCCCGGGTACAGGGCGACGTGCGGCCAGTCGGTGCCGAGCCGGTCGCCGGCGAACAGGGCCTCGGTGGCGGCCGTCAGGATCTCTTGGCAGCGGGCGTCGGCGGTCTGTTCGTCGGTGAACCCGGTGCAGGCGACGACCGCCTGGATCGTCCACCGGTCATCCCTGCCCGGTCGGGGTCCACCGAAGTCGACGGTCTCCATGCGGCCATCTGGGGGGCCGAACCAGACCGCCTCGTTCTTCGTGGCCGCCTGCGGGTAGGCGTACGACACCTGCACCCCGGGGAGTGCATCGGCCAGCACCTCGACCATGCGGGCCCGCACCGCCGGCCGGTCCGAGTAGGTCGTCACTTCACGCCCCAGCGGCGTTCGTCGTCCACTGAGGAGATCAGCGAGTCGACCGACTCCATGCCGGTCCAGCGGCCCGCATCCCAATCGGCGGTCCCGTACCGGTACACCTCACCCGAGGCGAGGTTCGTGAAGCTCAGCACCGTCCGGGCCTGGTCCGACGTGGTGGACAGGGCCTTGGCCCTCACGTAGTCCTGGCAGGCCGCCACCAGCGCCTCGGGGGGCTGGGTGTAGCCGTGGGAGTAGGCGAGGCGCACCGGGTAGGAGAAGTCACCCTCGACGGTCTTGGAGCCCTTGTCGAGCTCGTACAGGTCGACGTCAACCGCTTCACCATCGACCCACACGGCCAGCAGCTCACGGGGCCGCGCCCACTCCAGCGGCACGCTGCAACGGTGGGATGCGGGGTGGTCCTCGATGGCGAGGCGGGGCACGTAGGCCACACCCCGGGCCCGTTCGGCGATCAGCTCGAACGAGGTACGCCAGGCCCGCAACGACTCCAGGCCGAGATCGGTCTCGGGGACGGTGCGTTGAGCGGCCAGCACGTCGGTCGGGACGTACACACCGCCGGCCACGTCGACCTGCTGGGTGAGGGTGCGTGCCGAGCCGTCTGCGGTGCCGGTCCACGTCACCGTCAACTGGTCGACGGTGGTGAGGTGGGTAGCGGCGGTGAGCGTCGCCCGGTAGCGGCCGGTGTGCCCGGTCCAGGCGGTGGCGGTCGGGGCCGACAGGGCGCCGTTCAGGACCGACGTGACGGCCACCGTGGGGACGCCGGTGGTGGCGCACGGGGCTTCGTCCAAGTCGGTGAACAGCGGCGACACCACCCGGGCGTCGCTGCCTGCCACGAGCCGCACCGGTCAGACCTTGCGGCGCGAGACGGTGCGCTTCTCGCCGGGCTCGGCCGTCGCCTGCTCGACACCGCCGACCGTCGGGGCCACCGGGGCGAACAGGGCCTCGCGGCCCTTCACGATCGGGTCCTTCGGGTCGACGATCGCGTTGGCCGGGATCGTGCGGCCGTTGGCGTGGAACGTGGTGAGTGCTCGCAGCATGGGGTTCTCCCTCGTGGTGGGTCGTGGCGCCGGGGGCGGGAGTCGAACCCGCGCACCGATCGTGCGATCGGCTGCACCGTGCAGCCCTGGCGGTGGCCCCCGGGCACGAAGCCCGGGGGCCGGGGATCAGGCGGCGGTCGGGATGCTGAGCATCACGGCGGCCTTGGTGTTGACCACCTCGCCACCGGTCCGGAACCAGGCATAGAAGCCGCGCTGGCCGGACGGCCGGTTGTTGCCCGTGTGGAACAGGTGCGGGATCAGCTCCACGGTGAGGCCCACCCGGTCCACGACGTAGTACGCCGAGGCCAGATCGGCGAACACCAGGCCGAAGTTGTCGGCGGTGGCCGCGGCGTTCGGGAGCACGGCGTCCATGTCCGAGCACTCGAACGCCGGGTAGCCGGCGATCCGAAGGTCACCGGCGTAGTCGGCCGGGCCCGTCGAGATCAGCGACCCCACACCCACGGTGGTCTCGAACGCCCGGATGGCGTTGAACCACACCATGTTGCCGAGGATGGCGCCACGGCGACGGAACCGGGCCGGCAGGGCCGCGATCAGCTTGTCGACGTCGGCCTTGGCGAAGGTCTCGGCCGTGGTCGGGGCGATCTCCGAAGAGGTGCCGTCGAGCGCGGTCACGATGCCCTGAGGGGCGGTGGTGCCGTTGCCGGTGGTGAACGCGGCCAGCTCCTTGTCGTCCTTCGCCCGGGTGATCATCGGGAGCAGGTCGGCCTCCATGCTCGCCCAGTCCTCGGACTCCAGCGAGAAGGGCACGAACACGTTGCCCTTGAAGGTCGGGATCTGCGGCTGGGTGAGGGTCGGGGCGCCGTCCGCGGACTCGTCGCCCTCACCCTCCCACTCGGCGGTGACGCCGGTGGAAGCCACGCCGGTCCAGTAGGTCCCGGTGATCTTCTTGGTGGTGGCGAGCCGGCGGATCGGGTTCTCCGAGTGGTCGCCGGTGTCGATGATGGTCGGGTCCAGCAGGGTGGGCACGGCGTAGCCGGCGGTCCCACCGAGGGCCACGGCACGCTCCAGGGCGTCACGCTCGTTGCCGTTCAGCAGCTCGGAGCGGCCACCCACCACCTTGAAGAAGGCGGACCGGTAGGCGGGCGAGGAGGTGGTCACGACACGGTGGGCCACCGAGGGGTCCATCCGGCGGACCAGGCGCTCCGCCTGCTCGCGGTGACGGTCCTCGAGCCCGCCGACCTGGGCACGCTCGATCACGGCCAGGGCCTTGTCGCGCATCCCCTGTTCGTCGCCGTAGGCGACCGACCGCACGTCGTACAGCTCGGACTCACCGGCCCGGACGTTGACGTTGGGGGCGGAGAAGCCCGACTCGGTGCTGGTCTGGCCGGCGGCGGTCAGGCGCTCGACCTGCTCGTGGCGGGCGATCAGCGACTGGAGCCGCTCGATCTCGGCGGTGCCGGCATCCCAGCGGGTCTGCTCGTCGTCGGTCAGGGCGACCGCGGCGGCACGCTCGGAAGCGTCGGTGAGGTTGGCGCCGCGGGCGTTCGCGGCCTGGTCCATGTCACGCAGGCACGCGGAGATCCACTCCAGCGCGGCGCGCAGCTCTTCGATGTTCACGATTCCCCTCCAGGGGTCAGTAGGGCGAGGGCCCGGGTACGGGCCTCGGGGGTGAGACCGGAGTGCTGCACCTGCAGCGGGTCCTGGTCTGGGGTGGCGGGTTCGTCGGCCGGGGCCGGCGAAGTGCCGAGGATCTGGGCGAGACGGGCGACCGTCTCGGGGTCGGCGAGCAGGCGGTCCAGGTCGGAGCGCACGCCGACCGAGGTGTCGGTGTAGGCGGGGAACACCACCGGGCCCAGCTCGTACAGCCGGACCTCGGTGATCCGCCGGAGCGGGACCTCCCGGTCGTCGGACTCGTCCCACTCCTCCTTCACGACGGAGAAGCGGAACGACATGCCCTTGATGGCGCCCGACGCGATGGCCTCGCGGACCGGCTCGAACAGCTCGGCCTTGTGCATCTCGGCCTCCACCCACAGGCCCCGCTTGTCCTCGGAGAGCGTCGGCGGGCCGGCGATCGGCAGGGACCCGATGGCCGGGTGGTGGCCGTGGTCGAACTGCACCACCGGGGTGCTGGCGTTGATCGTGCGGGCGAACGCCCCGCGGGCGATCACCTCGTCGAACCGGCCTTCCCACGAGTCGATGCGCGTGGGCGAGTCGAACACCGCGGCGTACCCCGACAGGAGGCGGCCGGGCTCGGCCTCGTCACCCTCGGCGCGGGTTAGGCGGAACGGAACTGCACGGGTGAGCACCGCATCAGGCGCGGCGGCGGAACGCGTCAAGCGGGGCATCAGCCCTCCTTGGTCGTTGAGGGGTCAGGCGTTGGTGGCGCCGGGCGACTGCATCTGCACCGACAGGAGGCCGGAGTGCTTGAGCAGCGAGAAGTTCCGGGCCTGCACCGCCGCCACCACCGAATCGGGCGTGTAGCCGCCATCGGTCAGGGTGCGGATCGTGGCCGCATCGGCCGCCAGGATCTGAGCGTCGTCGCTCTGATCTTCCTGCAGGAACGGGATGTCGCGGTCGTCGTACCAGAGCCGCACGCCCCGCCGGGAAGGCAGCACCGCAGCAAGGGCGCCGGCCGCCTCACGCCACTGAGGGCGGGCCCACAGATCAGCGAACGCCCGGCGAGCCTGGCCGTAGTTCGAGTACGTGGCGGCCGACAGACCCTCAGACAGACCCACCATGATCGGCGGCACGCCACCCGCCGCAGCGATCCGGGTCTCGCCCGCACCCTGGGTCACCTTGAAGTCCAACTGCTTGAGGTCAGCGCCCACCACCGTCACATCCGCGCCACCGCCGAGGTACATCGTCTGGTAGGCGTTGTCGGCCCCCTCATGGGACCGCATCTCCTCGACGAACTCCTTGTATTGCGCCCGGGACAGGGCCTTGTCGAGCTTCACAGCCAGGTTCGGCGTGGCCGCGTTGTCGAAGAACCGGCCCTTGTGGCGGGTCGCGGCTGTGTCGGCCCGCACCTCCTCCACCACCGGGGTCAGCCACGACATGCCCCGGAACGAGGCGGTCGGATCCGGGATCGGCGCGAAGTGCACCACGTCGCCGGCCAGGTACCGCACCGGGTCGCCCTTGCCGATGCCCTGCGGCCACCACAGGTACGCGATCGGCTCAACGTCCACCGGGTCACCCGAGAACGAGCCGAGCACGATCGACACCTGATCCGGGCGCAGGCGGCGCAGAGCGTCCCCGCGGCGCACGGCGTAGAAGTTCCCGGCCAAGCTGGCGTCCAGCTCCATGCGGGCCAACAGGTCGCCCGTCGTGCCGCCCTGCCACGGCGACTCCAACACGGCAAGATCCTCGGAGCCGAACAGGTCACCCGGGCGGCCGTTCGACACCCGCTGCCACTGGAACCGGGCCTCGGAGAACAACGCCAGCCGGCGGGCGATCACCGCGAACACCACGCCGTTCCCGGCGAACCCGGCCGACGAATACCCGGTGAACGTCGGCGCCGCCGCCTCCGTCACCTCCTTGTTCCACGTCGTCTGCACCTGGGGCTGACCGGTCAGGCCGTAGGCGTTGCCGCCCCACTTGAACGAGTCAGCCCACTGCTGGAACGACATGGCCGACGACGACCTGGTGGAGCCGCGCAGGCGGTCGATGCGGCGCATCAGCCGTCACCCAGCAGGAACCACAGCACACCGCACGCCACGCCACCCGCAGCCACCCCGAGGGTCGGGGCCACCATCGCAGCAGCCGCCACCAGAAGCACCAGGGCAGCCACGAGGAGGAGATCGATCAGACGCACAGCAGCCCTCCTCAGGCGAACGTGACGGCGGCCCACGCCGCCTCCGGTTCCAACAGGTGCCCGTGGTGGGCCAGCACCGCACCCACCAGCGGCGACGCATCGCGGTCGCCCTTGCGCTCGAACAGCAGGGCGTCCCCCGCCTTGCGCTGCACAGCCCACCCGACCGCCTCGTTCAGCTCCGGGC